CTCGATGCCCCAACCAGCCTTGATGCCAGAACCAGCCTCGATGCCCTCACCAGCCTCGATGCCCCAACCAGCCTCGATGCCCCAACCAGCCTTGATGCCAGAACCAGCCTTGATACCCAAACCAGCCTTGATGCCATCACCAGCCTCGATGCCCTCACCAGCCTTGATGCCCTCACCAGCCTCGATGCCCTCACCAGCCTCGATGCCAGAACCAGCCTCGGCTAATATTGATAAAGACGCACACAGCGCACCCTTAAACTTGACACGCCCAAGACCGCCTGAAATCTTAATGTGACCTGCGTAGTTCTCTACATCATCTTTACCAATATAATAATTGTCTTTATCTAAATCTTTCTTAGTAATTAAAAGTGTTTTTTCCATCTTATTTTTCTCCTTCGTTTGTTAATAATGGTAGTTGTTCAATCCGTTGCACATCACGCATGGCAAAGTGATACGCCATAAATCCACTGGCAACCAACGTCACCGCGAATATGCTAGATAAAAAACACAATAGAATTGTGGTGTATGGGTTAAGGCGTTTCATTGTTTGACTCCTTTGGCGGTTCTGGTAATGGCTTCCAGTGGGTTACGGCATCTATTTTCCAAGTTTGATTGATTCTCAAACGCCAAACATTGTTAAGCCCATATCGAAAAAACTTGCCAGTGCGTACATCATAACCATCTTTCTTTGGCTTTCTTAAAAGAATGAATGACCCATCTTTAGGCGCGGTGGTTATAGGTTGCCACCCATTTTCCAAAAGATGATCGTGAGGCTTTTTTAGGTTTGTTTTGTGCAATTTCACTGTGGATTCAGTCATACCGCTATCCAAACAGTTTCATTATTTCCGTTTGCGTTTACTCTTTTTAAGCCGCTATTGGCTATATACCCAGCCTTGAATAGTTCGGTGCATCTTGGCTTCGCAGTGTATAAATTAATCTTTAATATTTCCGAAACTTCTGATCCAGTCGCCCCATGAGAACCCTTCGATCTTATGAGTGACAAAACAGATGTCCTTAGTGCGGTCATTTTTAACTCAATATTCTTTGCCGCATCTTTGGAAGATTCATTGTGGGGCGCATAAGGCGCAGTATCAGGCATATGCCCCCTAGATTTTAATAGATTATCAAACCTATCGGCTACAACACCCATAAGACCATCTTGACCGAGCCATAAATATTTAGGATCTTTGCTTCTCAATGCCTGTATTAATTCATGATTTGATAAGTCGGTGGCTTTCTTCATAGTCATAGCATTTCCCCTGTTGATTCATTGTTGATTGATTTTTTCTTATCTTCAATAATATTGAAAATATAGTTATACGATGCCATTGAGGCTTGTTTGATAAATTCTATATCATCGGCTCTGTCGTTCAGAACGCGCATAACATCGCTCTCAAACTCGCAATCCTTGACATCTCTAATAATATCAGCACACTTTGATTTTACCAAAGTCTCTTGATCAGACTGCACACTTTGACTGGCTAAGAAATAACCAACACTTTCATCAAGCTGTTCTGTCCGTTTAAACATGTCAGTGATTGGCTTCTCGTCACCATATTCGTTTATTCGTGATGACTTGGCTGTCCAATCAGGCTTGCCCATTGATCCTAGAGGCAATATGATAGAAATGCCCATTTCATAGAAATACTCTTCTGCACCAATCGGCGATAAGCCTTCCTTGATATATTCTATTTTGCCATTGACTTTGACAAGGTCAATTTTCTCTTTGGCTCTAAAGCAAAGGATTACATGACACTTAGTTCTTGATAGAGTATAGCTAATTAATCTCTTGCGCCCACTTTTAGCAGGTCCCCATGCATTGATCTGGATCTTCTCACGCTCCTTATAATTTTTTACGTCAATGTTTCTTGCTCGCAATCTCTCGTTAATGTACTCCTCGTGCATCTCCACAACACCACCAGGACCTTCGTGCTCATGACTCATGCTGTCAATAATAATAACATCCCCCTCTCCGTAGCCATTTTTCTCTGCAAACTGGATTGCTTTATCGTATCGTTCTGGCGAGAATGGTGGATCAAGAGATAAATGGTTAAACGAAAAAGCGTTGGCATAAGTCAAAGACCTCTTATTTTCTGTGTCAATAAAACAGATTTTGCCCTTTGATTTTTTCACTATCCCTGTGGCTATCCGAAGGGCACTCGTGGTTTTTCCTGATGCTTGTGGACCAGCTATAGCTATAAGAAGCCTTGTATTTATTGGTCTTGCTCTTGATATAGAAAAATCTGATGTCATAATTACTTCCTTTTTTATTTATGTGTTCCACTGCCGCGCCAATCTAGATGGCTCTATAAGTTTTGGAGGTCTTTAAAACAACCAAATAGAATAGCGCAGCAGTGAAATCGTTTTCAACAATGATTAACCAGCCATAGCCACGTCAATCACGCGAGTCTCTTTATCGTTTTCTCTTGATTTTATAATATCGGCTTCCTGCTCTTCCTCTATCCACTTGTTCTCAATCCAAGGCGGTGGGCAAGCCCTAACTGTGTATGGAGGGTACCCCTTCCAAACGCCTGTTTTGATGCACTCAATGAACTTTGCTCGACCAAAATTATAACGATCCTCAACCTCTTTTCTGTACGATGGGGATATCTCGTAAATTCTTACCAAGAATGGTTCTTTGGTTTGTTGGACAACAAATATAAAGCGACAATCATTTTTACCATTTGTGAGTAAGCCGTTTGCAACTTTCCTGTAGTGCGGATCTTGCAAATATTTCTCTCTCCATAGTTCATTTTTTTCCCAACTATCAAACGATAATCCAGTTGTTTTATAATCTACAATCAGATTTTCAATGAACTCCCCATTTGGGGCGTTATAATTCGAAACAAGCCAGTCAGTCCTTGCTCTATTCCAGATATCGCCATCAAAATAAAACATCGACTGCTCTGCCAACCCTTCGTTAAATACACCAGCCCAATCACAATGCTCATTGATCTGCTCTAACAATCGCATCTTCATAATCTTGACATCGTCAATTATTGATTTGGTGGAATTGTTTAAAGGTATTTTGCCACGCGCCTTAATATCATCACGAACATTTTGTGAATCTTTGGTGCGCCAATTATCAAATGGTGCAATCTCAAACAAACCCTCGCCGCCTGATAACACATAGTCGTGGGCAATAGATCCGAGAGCCATGCTATCCGACTGCCTATCCTCTTTGCCGACATTGAGTCTCTTAATTGTTGCCTTTGCCTCAATTTCTGTTCCCTCAATCAGGGCAGTTAAGGTCGTTGAAGATAGCGATGTGCTTTCCGCAAACCCATCTAAATATGGGGTTGGGTCAGAATGATACACATCTTCTGGCATTTTATCTACGATACAATTTTCAGTTATTTTCATTTTAAAGCCTCCTTTTGACTATATAACCTATAATAACCCATTGACTTAATTTGTCAATAGGGTTTAGTAATTTATGTGCACATTTGGCAATTTATTTTCACCAATAAGCATGATGATGGTTAAAGCAACCCCTTTATCAAGGTTTACTTGAGCGCAAAGCGCATCAACTGCGGCATTTATCACCATCTCTTTGTTGTGCTTGTCTGCCTCGCGTTTTTTACGCTCTAACTCTTCTCTTGATTTTTCGTCAGCAACGCGCTGGCGTTCTGCTTCAATAGCTTGCTCTTTTTCACGCTGGGCACGTAATTCGATCTCTTTAGCTTCGCGCTCTAATCTGGCAATTTCTTCGCTGGCTTTTCTCTCAAGTTCAATACGCTCGCGCTCTGCCTTTTCCTCTGCCTCTTTTCGGGCATTATCAGCGATTTCTTTCTCGCGCTGTTGCTGTTTGCGAAGTTCCTCTTGTTTGCGCAATTGATCAAGTTCAGCTTGCTCAAGGTCTCTTTTTTTTCTGGCTTCAAGCATCTCTTTTAAGTGGTTTTCGGCTTTCTCAAAAGAATGAGTCGCTGTATCCTTAAACTCCTCCCAGTCTCTTTGGAAAATATCGGACAAAGCAGTGATGCGCTGTGAAATTAAAACAGTGTCAGGGTCAAGAATGTCAAAAGACAATGAGTTGGTAATAAAATCTAAGGCTTTTTTATGATTGTCAACGCGCTCTTTCTCTCTGTTTTCAAATTCAGTCAAAGGTGCTCGAATATCCTCTTTAAGTGCATCAAGTCGATCTCTTGCCTTTTTACGTTCGGCATCAATCTCATCAACCTTTTTTTGGGCATCTGCTTTAAGTTGCTTACCAGCGTCATCAAATGTGGTTTTTGTTCGGGCAATTTTGTAAGCCATAGAGGCAATTTCTTTGCGACCTTTTTCAGTGGTAACATCTAAATCAATGCTTTTGGCTCTTTTTTCAATCTCGTCAAGAATGTGATCAGATCCACCAGCTTTGAATAAAACAGTAATGTCGTATTGTTTAAAATCAATAATATCAGTGCCAGTTTCTTTTTTAGAAACATCTTCTGTGGTATTGTTTTGGGTTTCTTGTACCAAATCATTTTGATCTGGCTCATAGTTTAAGAATGTTTGCGTCATATTGACCTCCTTGGTTGTTCCATTGGCTATAACTTAATAATACCTTATTGATTATATTTGTCAATAGCCATTGATTAAAAAAATCAATATTTGTTTGACGTTCTATAAAATGGCTCTATAATGCCAATTATGAGCAAAAGAATTGAAAATTTTAAAAATATAGAAAAAAGAATTAACACAGTCAAATCTTGGGCTACAAGACTTGAGGTGCTTAAGTCACGAAAAGAAAACCCCATAACACGCGAATATGAGTTCGCTAGAAAATATGGTATTGATCCAGCATACTTCAATCGTCTTAAGAATTTGAAATGCATCCCAAATCAGTCCACTGTGGATATGATAGAGTCATACATGCAAAAAGAGGGTGTATAAAAAATATTTTTATGCCCCTATTGACACGTTCTAAATATTGAACGATTATGATCCACAAGAGGATCAAAAATGCAAAAAGAGAAATTAAATTTAACGCCAGTTATTTCGACTTGGCGAGATAGAATCAATGGTTCTGGCAAATCTTTATCGAGTGTTGCCAAAGAGATTGGTATATCAAAAGGTCAATTATCCCAATATTTGAGTGGAATAAACACGCCAAGTGTTAAAATATTTGAGCGCATAGAAAATGGCTTAAGGGGGATTGGATTATGAGAGGATTTTCGAAGATAAACCCTTCTGTTTGGGGGTCAAAAAGATTTGAAAGCCTTACCGATGATGCGAAGCTTTTTTATTTATATTGCCTTACATCACCACAATCTAACTCTGTGGGGTGCTATAGAAACCCTGTAGGGTACATGATGGTTGATCTAAACTGGAATGAGGCAAGGATCAAAACATGCTTAAAAAAGGTTTCTGATACCCTATTGATACAGTATCACGAGGAAGAGAGTGTTGTGCTAATTGATAGGTGGTTTGAATATAATCCTGCATCTAACCCAAAACATGCCCTAAAGCTTGTTCAGGACGTTGAGGCGATACCCTATCCGAATTTTGCGGCTATCTCTGCGCGAGCATTGAAGCGGTGTATAGAGGACAGGGGTTGGAAAATAGAGGACAATTTAATAAACCGTATCGATAGGGTATCCCGACTTGGCGACACTAAGACTAAGACGGAGACTAAGACGGAGACGGAGACGGAGACTTATACCCCCTTACCCCCTTCGCAGGGGGAGGAGGATGATTTTACAGATGATTTTTCTGATTTCTGGGCAGGATGGATACCGCATGAGATGTCCAAAGGATCAGACAAAAAAACAACCCAAGATAGATACACTAAGGCAAGAAAGACAGGAGTAACCCATGAAGAAATTATCAACCAGCGTGATCGATATTTGCAAGAGTGCAGAGAAATCAATAGAAAATCACTCTATGCAGCAACTTGGCTCAATGAGAGAAACAAAAACAAATGGGAGTTCGAGGTCGATGACACAAGAACGACCAGCAATAACCAACCAAGACCAAGCGCACGACCTTCTATTGCGGATGCAGTCGCAATGGCACAAAGGGATTCGAGACGCCCCTTTGGCGATTCTTGAGGAAGCAACCCAGAGGGCAGGATATGATTTGATAACTGTTTACATCGGAAGGCTGCTTTGCCATTTCCCTTATCGTGATGCCACAAAAGACGCTATCGTAATTTCGGATGTTGCTCGTTTGTGCCACCAAGATCGTGTATCAGCACTTGCTGTTGCAGAAATTGTTGATGAGTACATACGAGACGACAAGGCAAAAGCACAACCTCTGTCAGGTCAGATTATTAAAAAAATAAATTTGAGGACGATGATGTATAAAAATATGGCAGATAGGATTTTGGGGGTGGATATTGTCGATTAAATCGTCACCTTGGTACTTTTTAGACGATTCTGTGCGTTTAAATGGGTTAGCCTATAGCGAGGTAGCGCAGATAAATTTAACATGCCTCTACGCCTCTTAAAATGGCAAATTACAAAAAGGAGTTATTATGGATATAACATTACAAACCATTTTTGCTTTATTGGCAGTTACAACTTTTGCAGTTTTTCTAACGAAACTGTGCTTTGAATGTTACAATAAAGGGGTTAGAGATGCAATGGATAACATGCGTGAAATGAACCTTAATTTTGATATTATTGTTGATTCCAAAAACATCATATGTGAAATTAATTTTACCAAGCCAAGAACCAGCCAAAAAGACACCCAAGAAGAAAAAACAAAAGAAGGTTTAAGAAAATGATTGTTTTATCTTTGTTTGATGGAATGTCTGTTGGTTTGCAGGTCTTAAAAGATTTGGGAATACCAGTAACCAAATATTATGCGAGTGAGATTGATAAATATGCGATACAAATATCCAAAAAAAATCACCCCGAAATAATCCACTTAGGCGATGTCAATAACTGGCGAGAATGGAATATAGAAAAACCAGATTTAATTATTGGTGGTAGTCCTTGCCAAGGGTTTTCTTTTGCAGGAAAACAGTTAGCTTTTGATGACCCTAGAAGCAAGTTATTTTTTGTCATGATGGATTTAATTAACCATTACAAACCGAAGTATCGTTTTCTTGAAAATGTCCGTATGAAAAAAGAGTATCAAGATGTTATAACGCAATACATGGGCGTTGACCCCATGTTAATCAATTCGGCTCTTGTGTGCGCTCAAAATCGCATAAGAAATTATTGGTTCAACTGGGAAGCAGAAATACCAGAAGATCGCAGCATACTTTTGAAAGACATAGTGCATGAGAATGTTGATGAATGGGTGGATCGTGAAAAGTCATACTGTATTGATGCTAATTATTATAAAGGCGCGACCCTTGAGCAGTATTTTGAAAAAAGTCGTCGGCAACAAGTTTTAGTGAGACTAAACGAATATGTCGTACCCTTTGATAAAACTTTGCAGATACTAGATAAAGAAGTTGAGCGCGGCAAGGTTGGATATTTCAGGAAAGATAGTCAAGCAAATAGGGTATATTATATTCATGATAAAGCTGTCTGCCTTTGTGGTGACGCTGGTGGTGGAGCTGCCAAAATGGGTCAGTATTTGTTTGGTTGCATCACACCTGACCGCGTAAATCAAAGGCAAAACGGTCAACGTTTTAGCGATGGTAAAAAGTTTTACACCCTTACAGCGCAAGACAAGCATGGGATACTGATTGAGGGTTATATACGAAAACTTACACCAATCGAGTGCGAGAGACTACAAGGTTTGCCAGATAATTACACACAAGGCGTTTCGGATAGTCAGAGGTACAAGATGCTTGGCAACGGCTGGCAACGCGACACCATTGAACATTTATTTGAACAAGCACCATTTGCAATAGATAGGAGATAAATCATGGCAAAAAATGACTGGGAAGATTCCCAAATACAATTACTTAAGGAACTTTGGGGCTTTGGATTGTCGGCTCAAAAGATATCAGAACGTCTTGGTAATAAATCAAGAAATGCTGTTATCGGCAAGGCAAACAGGCTTAATTTATCATCAAGGGCAGTGGGGGTTCGGGCAAGACCAGAAAAGCCCAAACCAGCACCAGTAAAAACTAAGATAGTTATTAATATACCATCACCAGAAAAACCCAAAAAGCCAAGAAAAGTATATATTAGAAAAAATGATGAACAAATAAAGGAAATAGCAAGAACATGCTACGGACAAAAAACGAAACTTTTGCACTTGAAAAGCAACCAGTGCCACTGGGGGGTTGGTGATCCACGAGACGATGACTTTGGATTTTGTGCAGCACCAATACAAAAAGGTAAAAAGAACTATTGTGAGAAGCATGACAGTATCAAAAGCGTTCAGGCTCGTGAGACTAATATCCGTAAATCTCTCTAATTTCTTGTACCCTTGGTCTGGCTTGTTTTCTTATTCTTCTCTCATCTGCGCCTCGGAGTTCTTCCTTGACCCTTTGCTTTATTGATGCTTGGTTTGGAATTATTTGCAGGTGAGGTGGTTTACCCTCATTGTGTATTCTAATTTCTTCCATAATAGCCGTGAATTGACGCTGCATCTCTGCCTGACCTTCAAAATCCCCTTGTGCATATAGCCTTTGACCTTCGGCAATAGCCTTCGCCATTCTGCCATAGTACCTTTTTCTTAGTTCATTCACGGCATTATTGGCGCGTGTTTCTGACCATACGGAATCTCTTTTGTTGGAAATATCTGCGGTTGTAAAACCAAGACTTTTCATGAAAACATCCATTCCTGTAATATCTTCGGCATCAATAACTTTAGATCCAGCTTTGGTATAAACGCCATCGGACTCCCAAGACATCGCCTGTAGGGGGTTTGATAAGAAAGCAGGAAGCAACTCTCTTACCGCAGATCCAGCCCTACCTTGCGCCAAATATTGAGATGCTTGCAATGGACGTTCAACAAAAAGGTCAAACCACACACCCAAGAAATCAGATCCTCGATCTGGGGCAATACTGCCAAATCCTAATCGACCAGATAAATCCATATTTAAAACACTTGCTGGCAATCCTTTTAATAGCGTATCAGCAAGGAACTTTGATCCTGTGTATTCCGTTATTACTTCTCTTGCCTTAAAATCAATGTCAACATCAATGCCAGTAACTAATTTATACAATCTTTCGTATAATTCTTGAAGGTCATCAGTGAATGGTATGCCCTTCAATCCAGAAAATGCCACGATAGCAAACATCATGTAAGCAACGGACGCTTTACTCTGTCCACTATTGACTTTTGAGAGCCTATAAATCAATTCAAGGGTTTGTATGGTAAAAGATAAGAACTGGAATGGTAATGTTCCAATACCCCTTGATACTCGTGCGCGATTAAGCTTTCCAACGCGGTATTGCGTTGAAACAACCGCTAATTCTGCATAAGCAAATGCAAAATCTGCTCCGTCTTTACCATCTAACATAGCCTTTGAAAACTCATCACGACCAACCCACTTCATTATATTTTCTTTTGCTCCAGGCTTCATAGCAAGGCGATATGCGGAGATAAATGTGGCAATCCTGTTTACTTTTTCAGGTATTGAGAAAGTTAAAGCCACCGCATCGGCTACCTGTCGTGCGCGTTTTCGTGCACCCCTTACTTTAAGCGAGGAGGTACTTGCAACCGCCATAGCGTCATGAGTTGCCTGTGATAAGAAATCACCTTCGCTTTGGGCTTTTATCAATGCATCTCGCACATCAAGCGGTGCTTTGGAAAAATCAAAAGAATCATCCCCACGAATATTTGGCGTAGAGACACTGCCAATATCTTTGTATGCCTTTGATAACTCAATGGCGATATCAGAGGAACTAAATTTTCCTTTAAACCAAGGTGCGGTAAAAAGCACAGGCTGTGTCAAGTTGACAAGCCCTGATGACACATTCCCAGAAAGGTAATACATGAATATGGTCATTCTAGCTTCACCCCATTCCTCAATAGGGTCATTAATGTAATCCACGTACTCTCGACCATATTCGTAAAGATTTTTCATGCCAGATTCAGCCAATACAGTCAAAGAATCCTCAATTTTTTTATCATTCAATCGGCGAGAAATATAAGACGAAGCCGTGATAAAATAATCATTTATTGATCTCTCAAAATCTGCGCTGTAACCAGGTATATCTCTTGATCTAAAGAAGTGTGACCTAAAGCCTCTTTTTTGCATTTCTTTTTTGATAGCTTCTATAAATTTCTCTCTCTCCTCATTCGTAAGATCGCTACTGTGGGCAATAACATCAAAACTCTCGAGATCTATGTTTGCGACAACATCATTAAAATTACTCATTTCAAAGGTGGATATCGTGTATTCTGGCTTGAGAAACTCCTCTGGCAGATTGTCTAAAGCATCATTTACTTGTTTTATTTCGGCAAGTTTTTTGTTTTGAGTTTTAGTGTTTCCAATATCGACACGCTCAAAATAGACGACATCACCCTCTTCGTTTTTAACGCTAATGCCTACCTTGCCCCAACGCTTTAATGGGATGTATCCAGTTTTCTTGGAGTCGTTAACATCATTAAGCTTTTGCAGGACAGAACTTAATCTTTTAACCTCTTCGACATCTCCATTTTTCTGCGCCGTTAAGCGTAATCGCTCAACGTCTTGAATTGATTTGATACCTTGCTCCAAAAGACCTTCCTCTTCCAATATCGTATCAATAATTTTATCAAGTGCCAGATCAAATGATTTTCTAAGCCCTAAATAAGAGGCGGTTTGTGAAGGTGTTAAAGTAATAAAATCACCCTCTTTTGAATGATGAGTGTATTTTAATCCCTCATTTTTGACCTCAATGATGCCATCAACGTTTGGCTTATAAGTCTTTCCAGAAAGCCTACCAATTTCAAGGACGGCATGGACCTGTTTTTTCTCTTGTTCGGTCAGGCTATTATATGTTGTTGTGTTGCCCATAAGCTGGTTAAATATGACTTCTCTTTGTTTATATCTTCCTATTACAGAGTTATAAACAGGCACAAATCCTTTATGCAGTGAGGCAATCATCTGCGGATGTAAGAATATGGATGATTGCTTATTGAGGTCGTTAATAAATCCTTTTTCAAGACCCTTGACTTTATTCAAATTAAGGCGAGCACCATCGATTGATTGTTTTTTTCCAGTCGGTAATTGATACATGATACTGCTTTCGTCCGCATCAAAAGTTCCTTGATTAAATATAGATTTTACTTGACTGGAATTAAAAATTACGTAGCTATCCCCTCCATCACTTTCAAATACATTATTGTAAACAAAACCATCGTAGCCAGCTTCTTTTGCGTATCTTATAAGCGTAGCTTTTCTTATCGGTTCTCTTTCTTGTTGTAATATGTCGTCAGCCTCAAACTTTGTTAATATGCCTAAGTTCTCTAACTCTGTAACGTAATCTTCAACCTCATGCTGCTTCCCACTATCATCTATGCGTATGGGGTTTTTCATAGAAATATAAACAGGGAATACTCTTTCTGGGGCTACGTTTGGATCTATATCTTCTCTGATGTCGTCAATTCTTTTTAAAGCTTGCTCTCTCGTACCAAAATGAGACAATCTTTTAAATGCATCAAAATCTTTAACTGATGTAGTTGAGTGATAAACCACCAAAGGTTTACCATTCTCATCAACAACCTTGCTATCACCAAACCATCTCTTGAAGGCAGGACTGTTTATTTTATCAGCAATTGAAAACATTGGCTGCTGTACGTTTGTATTATTAGATATTTCTTCTTGTATTCTTGCCCCTATTTTACCACTTCTTACCGCTTGGAAAACATCATCGGCTGTTCTCATGTTAAATGCTTTGCCACGTAAGACATCTCCAATCGCCTTAATAAAAGATATGGCTTTGTTAACAATTCGGCGAATAACGCCCTTATTATCGAAGTCTTGGAAGGCATGTGCTATAGCTTCCTCGTCCAATCTTCGCTCAAGAGAAGATTCACTTTTTACGCCCTGCGAAATCAGCACGTCTTTGTATCTATTATCAATATCGTATTTAACACGCCATTCTGCCGCTTTGGATTCAAGTGTTTTCCATTCTGCGTCTGTGAAAGCACCAAAATCCTTTAATCCATGAATGACCTCGTGATCAATAGTGCTTAATATGTCACTAGAGTGCATGGATACATAGATTATTTTACGCCAGTACGCCCCATCAATATCAGATGGTGCGCCAGATAGTGGCGTTTGAGAAACATCGTCAAATAGCGTAAATCTTGCATTAGACCAGCCCAATGATTTTAACTTTTTATTAATAGCATCTTCCATGCTCTTCGTTATTTGGTTCTTACCGCTTTGGACATTTTTTCTAAACAGTGCTAATCCAGTTCTGGCTACTTCACGCATAGCGTCTGTGATGTCCAATGAGTTAACTATGGATCTTTGCGCTTTGGTAAATGGGTGATCCTTATCATTCGCGTATTTTGCCACAACGTCATCGGGCGCATTGCCAGTGTTGATTTGTATTTGACTTACTTGTGCGCCAAACTTCTTACCAAACTTATTGGCGTATTTGACAAGGATATTATCGTAAAATCCCTTCATGCCGTCACCGCCGATTTTCAGATCAACGCCAGATAGAATTGCTTCTCCATCTTTATTAGCCATTTCAATAGCGCGTTTTGCTACATCTTTACCGACAAAATCCTCTATACGCTCCGCAGGCATATCTCTAGTGTCTGGCAAAGGAATAGGTTTACCATCATTTAATACTTCAAGATTATAGTTTCCGTTATCAAGTTTATAAACTTCAACTTGGTCAACCTGTTTACTTAAATCATAACGCTCATTTTGTTGCTCGCCAGTAGTCCATGCCACGCGGTCATAGCCACCCTGCGCCGCCATTTGAACGACTCTACGAAACGCCATCTCGTGCCATGACTTTTTAAATGGGGCATCTGGAACTTTTTGTCTTTCTTGGTTTTCGCGAGTCATTTGTTTCTCGCGTAATTCGTTATTTGCGTATGCGCTTATTATTTCATCTGTTGTTAATACATCGCGATCAAGAGGCATCATAAAACTATATAATTCCTGCCCATCACGAATTACTTTGTACTTGTTCCACATATCGTCTTGTTTACGCTCAACAACAAGACCATCAGTGTTAACTTTTATATCTTCCCCAATACTGCCTTTGTACCCCTTCTTGCGCCCTGCCTGATGCCAATCTGATTGGATCTCCTCGATAAACAAAACGCGCTTACCATCAGCATCGGTGCGGTCATTTAAGCGAACGTGGGCAAGGATATTGGCTTGGTCATAGTGACGGGATTTGAAGTTACTATCAATGCGGTTTGCTAATTTTCTATTAAGATCGTTGTATCGTTCCAAATCCTTATCAGGGAAATTGGCTTCATTGTTCATGCGCCTTGATAAGGTGTCCATTTCCTCACGTTCTTGTTCGGAAAAAGGGCTTTGCTCTGGCAACGTCATCAAGACCTCGCGGTAATTTGTGCCGCCAGCAAGGGTGTATTGCGAGAACTTTGCCTGACCTGTCTTTTCTGCGTTAGCAGCACTTTCAGCTTGTAAACGGGCTTGGTCGGCAGATAAGCCCTGTACCATATAAAAATTCACGCGATTATCAATCCAATCATCTTTAGAAATCGGCTTATCCCAATCACTTCCAAGCGTAACTTCTTCAATCTGCACCTGATTGGCTTCAAGATAATCAACAATCTCTTGCTTTGTAACGCCCCCTCGATTTTTAAGGAAATCATCAAGACCAGTCCACTCGATTTCTTCTTCCTTAATTCCGTCAGCTTTGCGCAACATAGCAAGGAACTGCGCACCTGTTCCTTTTTCTTGTTTAATTTGGTTCTTTGTGTAATCCAATAGGTATGACTGCAACCCATTATTTAGGGAGTACATAGCAACCCCAGCTTCCGTTTGCTTTGTATCAATCACATCAAATAAATTATCAAAAGCACCTGCAATAGTATCCACCATTTCGGCTCTAGTTGGGTAAGGGTAAGTGCCATCGCCCATAACCGCTTCAAAACCAATTTGAGAACTTAGGTTCGCAAGGTAATCATTCGAATACCCTTTTAAATCAGCTTTGTGAATTAAGTATGCCTCAAACGATCTGGCGATCATCTCATGTGGCGTTGACCAATAATCTTTTGACCTGTATCCATCAAGTTTTTTAGACCTCTCTTTTATCCCTGTGGAATTGATAGCCTTCATGACTTGCCTAAAAGCCTTCTGGACTTCTTCTCGGACATCATCAATTTTGAAATAACTCGTGTAAAGATTGTTTTGGCTCAAGTATGTATTTGTTTTTTCCTGCTTACCAAAATAATTGTCCATAGCATGAAACCACTCGTGACCAAGCGATCCTGCCCCATTTATTTTTGTGAGGTTTATAACAACATTGCCAGGTTCGTAATGCGCCGCCGCGGAGTTCTTACCGCCACTGCCACGCGCACCAAATGCCAAACCTAATTGACCATCAAGTGATATGGCTTTTTCGGGAATACCAATTATTCGGGCGAGATCCGTTAAAGCATCATAGGCGTTATTCAGGTCATCAACACGGCGTGATTGTTCAACGTAATTACCAAACTGAACACCTCTAAAACCAAACGTCTCCGTGAACTCTTGAGGTGATATATCTCTACCCTCTCTGTAATCTTCACCCTTGCGTGGATCATTAGTTGATCTTCTAACTGGTGGCACGTCTTTTTTCTTATTAAGCAGAGCAACGAGATCGTCATAATTCTCGTTCATATATTCCGCAGCCTCTCTTGAGGTTTTAAAGCCACCTTGGAGGTCAATAAACTTGCCTGGTCCAACTTTCTTTCCGACAATGATTTCACGTGTCTTGGTGACACGATAAATATTCAGTTCGACCTTTTTATCAGAAGGTTTTCTATCTTCTTGCTCTATTTTCTTTTTGACGTGTGCAATGGCTTGTTCGTACGTATCAAAATCATCTCCAAAGTAAGATTTTCTTGCCGCAACCCATCGATCACCCATATTTATCATTTCATTAGAGTCTGGCGACCTGCGCGATATTCTTGAAACACGAACATTCCAGTCTTTAGCCTTTGTGAAAGCTGGGTAGCCTAAATCTTTATATAAATTGATGCGATCAAAAAACCCATCAAGCTGGCGTAGTCCTTCGCCCTTTGATTTTAGCTTACTAACCAATTCAGGGTCTTTTATAACATCATTAGCAAAATCTCTTATTTGGGTGAACTGATCAACCCACCTCTTTACGCCATACTTACGTGGCTTGCTGGGTATTTGATCACGCAAAGCTTTTACAGTGGCAAGAGCATCAATCGAAACACCTTCGGCTATCAAACGCTCATAATCTGGCTCTGGGAAGTGTTTTGATACCGTTATCGCCGATTGGTCATCTGGCAATTCATCGGACATTGTTTTGCTATATGATTGCCATAGATCCTTCTTCGCGCCTTCAAGTTTTTCACCAAAATCTTGGATCTTCTCGCCACTTGGTTTTTCATTTTCAGTTTCATTATCAGAACCCTTTTTTAATTCAGAAGAATCTAATTTGGCATCACTGGATGCCTTAACATTATTAAGGAACTGCGCGTAATCCATGCCAATCTTGGTGATCTGCTTTTGATCAATAAATACATCACCCTTGACCAAACGCCTCTCCGAGTTAGTTCCTTTTATAGTCATCCCATCTTTAACTGATTTTTCGACCCACTCGTGACGTTTAATGACCCCATGACCTGCGTGGTTCACCAAAGTCATTAAAGACTTTTTAAATCTGATCTGATCATTTTTGTTGTATTTAGATAAGAATTTACCAACATCGGTTTTATTAAAATCCTCTATTTCCTTATTCTTATCAGCAATCTTCTGCGCATCAATTAAAGCACTATTCTCCTGCATTTTCTGTTGCGATTGTTTGCGCTTAATTTGGAAATCAATTTCAGATTTTGCATCCTCAAGACTACTGTGCAAAGTATCGCCTAGAACGGAATTTGAACTTACATTCCGTTCGTCTTGAACCGCCCATTTACCATCTTGCGTTTTGTATATTTTACGCCCTTGGTAGGTAATTTCTTGTGCTTGAACAGGTTTATCTTCTGCAATAGATTCATTCTTTATTTCTCTAACCCAATTAGGTAAAAAACCTTTTGTTCTTGCCCCTTTTGGTAATGCCAAATAACCGCCACGACCATCGGATTTAATAGTAACAGTTTCAATGCTTTCGCCAAAAATTCCACCAACACCGCGCAATACTTCTACTTTTTTATTTAGGTTATCCTCATAAAATTCCTGCGTTGGTTGTCTCCAGCCTTTTTCTTCAATGATCTTCGTTTTTAAGGACTGATTAATGTTATAAATACGCAATCCGAAATCATAATTTTCTGGAACGCCTAATTGATTGGCTACATCTTTCTTTAGATCGTCCAGATACGTCCAAGGCTTTGCATTACGAATAGCGGATTCTATTTGCTCATCACTAAAATCTTTAGGGGTATCTATTTCAATTCCAATCTTAGAGCCTCTGTAACCTTTATCAATCAAGTATTGTGCATATTCAAGTGCTTCATTTTCTGATTTCGGCTCTTTGTATGTAGCGTATGTTCCGTCTGAAAATGTAACAACAAATCCTGCATCCGAACTCTTGACACTTTTTGGCTTTATATCATCTTTCGTATTGTCAGAAATATTCGGGTCTTGTTTTTTGTAAGAAAACGCTTTTTTGGATTTAGATTTATTTATCCATTCTTTGAAATCGGCAACACTTACTTCGCTAACAGCACCAGCGCGACTTGGACCAGAACCATCAGAAAACGCCTTAAAATAATCATTTACGGCTTCTTCTTGAGAGTTATAGCCGACCATAGCCTTGACTTCGTCAAATTCACCGCTTTGTGGGTCTATTTGATCTATGATGTAAACGCGGTCACTTTGGGTTGACTCGCCGACATAAACATCGATCTGATCACCATCCGCGCCATTTGTTCCTTTTAGATAGCCATAATGGGCAGGAAGTTCGGTTTGCCATTCGTTTCCGTCACTGTCCTTGCCTGACCGAATAGATCCTTTAGGATTTTCAATAGATATTGATAAACCTTGAATTGAGACATGACCTTTTTTGTAATTACCAGCCTCTTTTTGTGCATCTGTAGGGTTGATATTGACATCCTGAACCGCATCATTGATAGCAAGTTTTGTCGGTGCATCCCATTCTGGAAAACGTGTATCAAGTTCTTTTTTGTATTTTCTTTTGTAATCTGTTAAAAACTTATTCCACCCACCTTGCTTTGCTTGGGCATTGACATTATCCATCCCCTTAATAAGGTCATCTAGGCTCATTGATGATAGTGGGTCATCTTCCTCTTTGCGATCAACTGTGTCTGCGGTGAATAAATCTTTTGGCGACTCTTTGGGTTTTGTCGAAACAGAAATTGGCGGCAACGACTGAACTAAATCACTAGGTTGACTTTCTAATATATTTTGGTTGTCTATCTGTGTCTTATCGGTGGAAGTGGCAATATCCTGCGCTTGCGCCAAAGTGCCGTTATCAATCGTTCCATCAGATTCAAATAATGTCCTTAGATTGCCAAAAGTATCAACTATTGTGACCTCTAATTCACCATCAATGATTTGTGCAGAAACCAAACTACCTTCAATGGATTCGCCGTCACCTGTTTTTTGTTCTATAGGCGTTCCAACTACAAATCCCTGCTGCTGTAGCACAGGATCAATCTCAATTTGTGGAAGATCAATGGTTTTATTCTCTGGAAGGGGCGTATTGTTTTCAATGGCTTGAGTCAAATCATCTCGATTCAAGGGCGCAGGTATTCTCGCAACGATGCCATCATTTGGCACTGGGGCTTTAGGTTGTGGCTCTATTGACGCATCTGAACCCAAATTCTGCTGTGTTCTGCCATTTTCAATAATTAATGGGGCAGGTGTGTTATTCTTGTTATTAAGTGCCAAATTGGTGGCTTCTGTAGCACCCCTTATAGCACCACCCATCGGACCACCAACTAGAGCACCTTGAATACCAACTTCAATTCTATCTTTAATTGTCGGATTGACATCTGTTCCTTGTGTCGCGCCCTGTAATTCAAGATTTTCTTGGATTGCTTCTGTTGTAGCCTCGCCCAAAGCGGATCGTCCAACCGCGCTAGGTATTTGAGAAGCCCTTGTGACTTGTTTTGCACCACCGCCTAAAGCCGTAGGAACGTCACCAAGCACTCCAATTCTCTCAAGTGCGGCTGATGGTACGGCGTATGTCAAAGCCGTCTTTAAATCGTCTCCTGTGGGGATTTGATTGGCATCTTGACCTTGGTTAACATTTCTTTCCTCTAAAACATTTTGTGTTGTGGTGGCGGCTACAAGAGGTGCGCCGACAAAAGGTATAAACGCCACACCTGCCTCTGGGATGCTTTTTGCGCCTTGCTCTAAAACAAATCTCCCTACTTTAAGTGGGTCAATATCCGAAACTTTATTACCAAGTGGGTTTATCTCGTCAAAAGTGACGCTATCTTGCACATTCATAGATTGAATTTGTCCAGATAGGTCACGTTCTACGCCAGAGGCATAATCTGCTGCGCCGCGCAATCCTCTTGAAACTATATTTGACCCATCAAATGAAGAAACTGTTGCAACATCATCTTGGGATTGCTCTGGATACCCAAATGCCTCGTAAAACCTAGTGCGGATATCAGTGTCAATGCTATCAACTTTATTGGCGGCTGTGTCTAAAAGATTTGCCGAAATACCAGATAATCTGCGCGTTGCGTCTACAGCACCCAAGGCTAAATGACCAGATATACTCTTATCTACTTCCTTTTTTGGGTAATAGGTTGGCGATGTAGCGCGAGGATTAAGAACATCACGCTCGCTATCAAGCGTTATGTACTCATCTGGCGCAAGCTTTCTTACCCTAGAATTTTTTGGCACGCCCGATTGTGCAACTGGCTGTGCACTGTCAAGAACAATTGCTTCGGACTCGCCAATTTTACGGATTGCCATCGTCTATAAATCTTTCTCCGTTTGGTGCTTGATATACAGGTCTACCATTGGCTGTTCCCACCTTAATAGAACCTTGAGGTACTCCAGATGGTAGCTGATTTTGCGCCAAAGATTGTTGAGCAATCGGTTGTGATTCAAGCTGGGGTAAATTAGGTTGAGGTCTAAATTGGATTGCCCTTGACAATAGGCTTTGCCTTTCATTTTGCTGTGGCGGTAGCGTTTGTACTAGATTTGGGGATACTTGATTTGGCGGTAACGTCTGCACTTGTTGCAATTGACCACCTTGCATCAATCCTTTGATTTTTTGCACATATGGCTGTGTTTGATTTGGATCGGGCAATGCAGAATAATCCCTTCCTGCCCTTAACCATTTATCCGCATTATCTGGTCCAGCATTATAGGCGACAAGAGCAGCGTCAACGTCTCCATTATACCTTTTTAACATAGCCCCTAAATACTCAACACCTACACGAGCCAACTCTTGTTCTGAATTATCTCTCGCTGGCTGTACGCCGAAACCTGGATCAGATAGAGTTCTAGGCATGACCTGCATTGGTCCTATTGCTCCTGCCGAAGATGTGCGTGAGTCCATCCCAAAACTAGACTCCGCACCAAAGACGGCACTTGCAAGAACTGGGTCAACACCGCGCTCTTGAGCCATTAATTGAATAGTATTTACACCTGTTGCACCGCTAAAATTAGGACTGTACCCATTTAAACCACTTTGACCACCAAAATATTGATCGTAAGATTGAACGGCGATTGCCCCTGCATCAGGGGTTGGCGTAAAGCCACCCAAGCTTTCTTTTGTTGCATCAATAAATAATTCTTGTCTGCGACCTGCATCTTTGGCTTGATTTTTGTATTGCTCCATAGCAAGTTCTCTTTGGAATTTTCTATCTTCTGGATCAATGGGTTTTCCAGCGATTTGACTTGCTTTAATAACTCTTTGACCAAAATCAGGTATATCGCGAGTCTGCATCCACGCTATAGAAAATTTTTGAGCACCAACTGGGTCATCGCCATAAAAATTACCAGCCGTAGCCAATCCTTTTGCGAAGTCGGCGTTCTGAAATATCTCTTGTGGAACATCAAGATTTTTTGACTTGGCTAAATACATAGCTTCTTCCGTCTTACCACTTCCAGCAAAATCAAAAACTTTGAGCATATCATTGTCTCGTTGTTGTTGCTGTGCAGCAATTTTTGCATCTTCCATGTCTCTTTTTTGTTGCATCTGTGATGACCTAGCCTCAAAAGCCGATGCCACTGGGTTTGCCGTTGATGCAATCTGTCCTAAAATATCCATTTTAAGCACCCTCCTCGTAATTCGTTCTGCTCTCTCTGGCTTTTATTACATCATTTTTAAGAGTATCCGCAATAATCCCACCAATATCGCCAATGGCTGATCCAGTTCTATTGCCCCTGCCAATGGTATTACTAGCTGTGACATTACCCCTATCCAGCAAACCCTTAGATGTCGCGTCACCTTGACTGATCAAATTATTATTCAAATCCCTGCTTGTGTTAAAATATTGACCAGTTAAAGTCGCGGCGGCGTTATCGGAACTATCTCTGTTTGAAGTCATAAAATTGTTGCGAACGCGCGTATCCGTGTCACTTATTACCGCTGATGTGGCACGAGCAGAACCTCTTAATGACGAACCTTTTAAAGCATTAATAGATTCCCTACGGCTATCCTCAACCGCCAATTTCTGCTCTGGGGTTAATTCAGAACCCCTTGAAATACGTTTTTGTAAAGCAGTAAGACCAGGTGATGCCAATTTTCTCGTTTCATTAAGGTTTTCCTGCGCTAATCGTAATGCGTTTTCCTGCGCCTGTTGAGACTCTCTGGACGCTTTGAGAAGATCGTTTGATGCTTTGGCACTCGTTTTATTGGCTTGGGTCGTACCATAAATGGTCGCCCCTGCCGTTACAAGTGTCGGTAAAAAGTTCCAAAAACTCATCTTATGATTTCTCCCTAGTTTCTGATTATGCCATCAGACCTTTAGATAAGCGATTATCATCCATTAATGGATTGTCACTTTCTTGATATTGTGCTGATTGGACGTTTTGCGGTTGCGGTGCTTTTATGCTGTTGCTTTCCTCTTCAAAAACACCCATTGCTTTAAAAATTGGCACTAATTCTGGGATAACAAGTGATAATTCCATAGCCGCCTCAACTGTCAAGGCGGCATCAATAGCAGATCCAAAGTTTGGATTCTTTTTTATTTCTTCGTCAATCCGCATCAAAATTAAATTATGAACACCCTGATTAAATTCAGTATTTTGCGCCTGTGGCTGTGCCCCCATATTGGGTTCTGATTGCATATTTTGTTGCATTTGTTCGTTCTCCTGTTGGTTTTGATACATTTTTTACTCCTTATCTGATAAAGTCTATTTTATTTTTGTCGCTTGAATACATATACATATCACCCTCGCCTATGCAGGTAAAACCAGACTCAACGTACATTCTTCCAACAACGGCATGATCTGTTAAAGAAGATATAACGACATCTTCTCCAACAATCTCTTTTGTCTTTTGAATAGAGGCTTCAATAGCCTTTTTTACAAAAAAACATCTACGACCTGGACCAAGATTGTAATCTGCTATAGCAAAAGCCATGTGCGCCAATTTAGTTTCATTCACGTATATGAAACAAGAAGCAACGATCTTATTTTTATGAGAGACAACAACGCCATTTTCTGGCACACAATCTATCGGAAAACTATCGCCATCAAAATATAATGACCACCAATTGTTTATATCATCAAAATGCTTGGTTTTATCAAAACTTAAAACTTCACAGTATGGCTCAATATCATTTTTGCTCATAGAAATAACTCCTCAAATCTTAAAAGTTCTTCGTTTCTATTATCCATTGAGTTCAAAAGATCAATCAATTCAACTTCGTTATATGTCTTATCTGTAGCGTCTGGAATTTCAAGAACGTCCGCAGAAATGTACCACGGCGTTACAATAAGATTATTCTCTGTTGCCATTGGGTAAACAATGTATCTGTCAATTTCGCTTTCAGGCTCATAAGGTTTTGATAGAGATGAATCTTCTACACGCAACCATGTGCCACCCTCAAAAACGGCATGACCGCCACTTAGAATTGTGTTTTTATACTTGTAAAGTTCATCGGCGTAAGATTTACCTATGGCTTGAACCTCACCACCTAATGCCACTCGATCACCAAGAACAATGTCCTCAATATTTTTATGCGATGAATCTTCCATAAGGATAGGCGTTCCAGCAATAAAACAGAATAAAGATCCAATTGTGCCACCTATAAATCCACCGCCAGGGATTGGTATGAGTGCTTGACCTATCGCCGTTCCGATCCCTGTGGCAACACCTGCTTTTGCCGCATCTTTAATATCGCCACCTGTAAGAAGAGTAGCTGCGGCGGTTGCAAAACCTGCCCCTGCCGCCCCACCAAAGTTTGATGCTCTTGTTGCACTTTGACCAGCTTGCGTTCCTGCAACTTGACTTGATGTCGCTGGTCCTAGTTTTCCACCAAGAGATGATAATGCTTGATTCGTAGCTTGTGAACCTGCGCCACTTGATGACCCAATAAGACCCCCACTGACCTTATTTGCGAGTGATGAAAATCCAGTTCCGATACCTTCTCTAAATGTACCTCCATTTGCCAATGTTGAACCAACTGTCTGACCGACCTGTTGACCAACAAAAGGAAGGGCTGAACCTACAACCTCTTTAGCACCAAAAGAGGGAACTTCAATTGATTCGTCATTTTGATTTGACGTTGACTGATTTGACTGTAAATTATCTGTTGAACTTCCAGACAAATTTGCATCATTTTCAGAAACACCTGTTGACACATTGCCTTGCGGATCAATTCCACCACCAGCAAAGTTTGCGTAACGAGATCCCCTAAAAGAATTGCCTTGTATTTCTCTAAAATCGTTTTCTGACATTACAAATACCCAATACCCTTTTCATTTTTGATTTGTGCGCTTATTATAACAGAAGAAATAATAAAAATGTGAGTGTAAAATAATTTTATCATGCGCTTAATCCTATAGCTAATTTAACGGAAGCCTCTTTGGCTGGATCACTTGGTAAATTATCAGTTTTTGCTTTCACATTTGCAATCTCGGCAAGCTGTGCGGCCTCTGCTGTCGTTAATCCGCTTGTGCCTGTTTCGGCTATATAGACAGGGTCATAGTCAAGCTGTATTGAATTAGATGCACTCGCAATAATAGTGCTACCGTCTGACCTAAATAAGCGCCCACCTGATAATAACAATGGCGTTGATTTTGTATTATCCAATGTCACAGATACAACGCTTGTGTTAATGCGAACCTGATTTAGAGCAAGCCATGTAATAGCTCCGAACGCCTCGTCAATACCTGTAGCCGTTGTTATGAAATAATAATACCACGCGGCAATGCGTTGAATAACTGTAGTGTTATCCGCATCATCAATGTCAATTTGGATATTCCCACTATCCCACGCAAACTCGGATATGCCTGAACCATCAACACCATAGCTATTGTATTCCGCTTGGTTAACCTGCGTCACTGGCAAGCTGTTTGTCGTTGTGCCACCTGTAAATGTAAACTCACCCTCAAGCGTTTGCTTGGCTGTTGTGCCTGACTGATACGCCACGCGATAACGACCAATATCGCCAATGGTAAAATCAACACCCTCGTCATAAGTGTGTGTGATACCAGAACCACCTGATACAACCGCATTATCCAGTTCCGCATCTGCCGTCACGTTGTAAATCTGATAGCGTGAACCATCAATAATGTTCGGTAATGCAAGCGTGTAGCCTGCGGCTGGTGCTGATATAGTTGTACTTGCGCCAGCGCCATTCCTTATAGTGGGTGTTGGATCACCATCACCAAGAGTAAGTGTCACCAGACCACCTGAATTATTATAGATAGCCGCATCCGTTGAGCTATCCGCGCCATATCCTGTGAATGTATTACCAAAGAAGTCATGCGTTCCTGTGGCTGTAATCTCGATGGCATGACCAGAACCAACACTGGTAAACGCGCAATCCTCAATATCACATGTCGTTGTTGTAACCTGTTCTGACGTAATAAGGCATCGTGCCAAACGCCCACCGTTTAATGTAATGCCTTTGCCGTCAAGTATAGAAGCATCGTTAATTGAAATGCCAGATACGTTATTCTCAATGCTCCACCCTTTTAGCACAGCGCCAGTGAAATCATAAGAACCGCTGGCATTTGAGCTTGCGTTGATAATGATTTTATTTTCCTGCGTTGTAGCGAGAATACAGCCCGAAAGGTCAAATACACAATCAGCAGAGCCGTATATCTCGATATTGGCGTGGTTGTCAGAAACTAAGTAACTGCTCTTAGGACGAGCCACTTCAATGGAATTGGCGGCTAATTGTACATATGTAGGCGCTGTGCCATCCCCTAACTGCAATGATTGTTTAATAAGCGCCTGCCCTGATCCTTGGGTTTGCGCCAACAAATAAAAACGGTTGGCGTTCAAGATACGATTTAGGTCAGTTGACACAAACGGACGTGCCTCACTACCCCCAACCACAGAACATTCCGTTAAGATTACAAGGTTGGCTATATAAAAGATAGCGTTTGAAGCTGTACGACGATGTATAAAGAAACCAATCTTAACAACATCCGTCAAATCAACAGGACTTGCACTCTCATCGTAAGTTGGCGCTATCCCAAAATCCAAAACAAAATCAAATTCTTGGTTTGAGACCATACTAGAACGAGAGGCTAACTGAACAGCTTTCCAATTGTCAGAGCTATCAACAACAACCGAAATAAGACCCTCCGTGTCTACACGTGTGCTGGTAATGTTAGAAACGCTCGCGTAAAACCCCAAAGCCTTATCGCTCAAATCAATGGATATACCTAAGAAAGCCCCTTGAAATACCGTGTCTTCGGAGCAGGTAAAGCCCGTCACGTTACCCCAAGGGACACCTGGTCTGACTTGAGTGTCGCCAAGGGCAGCAAGAACGGATGACATCGTAATGCCGTTAATGGCTGTTAAACCTGTCACACTGTCTGCCGCTGTGGCAATGGCGGCGGTAGTTGACAGCAAGCTACCTAAATAGTTCACGACATCAATGGTCTGGTTAACCGCTATATCCCTTGAACCACCAGAAGCATTATTGATAGCAATAACCCACGCATTACCGCCCTCACCATTAACCTCGTGTGTCATTTTAACTGTGGGCACTGCACCAGCGCTAAATTGCTGGCGATACCCTGTAATAGCACATACACCAACATTAAAGTTATAGATCAAAGGAATGGCTACATTCGTATCAAGAACCATCTCCGTTACGTTGTCAGAACCAAACGAATAAAATAACAGACAATCATCATTTGTCGTGGTTAGCGCAGGGCTGTCTACTTCCTCTGCCGCGTTCCAGTCGCCCCTCGCGCTTGCGTGAATTGGTGTTGACGTGTCAGCACCACGTACAACAAACATTTGAACTACCCAGTCATCATTCGTACCTGTAAACTCTGGGTCTGTCTCGCTTGAAGACGCGGCAACCTTGTAAGCCCATACCTGACGTGACCCACCATTTGCGGATTGTGTGCCTACTATATTCCAGCCAGACGTTGCTGTGGCTATCGTAGTGCCACCATTATCTTGAGTAATACATAAAAGAATAAGATCGCCTGTAGTATAATCAAGCGCAGTTAGATCAGGCGTGTACGTGGCTATCGCCGCCTCACTTCCCTCAACTACTTGTGATATTATATACGCCACTAGCTGTATGCCACCCCTGTTAAATCTGTTCCAGTATAGCTTAACGTCTTTGTTAAATCAATTCCGCTTGGCGTGTCGCCTGATAAAACAATAGAGGTCAACACGCCTGATGTGTAATTAAGCGTCTTTGTGATTGTGCCACTTGGCAGGGTATAAACAATGCTTGTTAAGTCTGATCCTGTATAATTAAGCGCGTATGGATAGCTTTTAAGGTTCTTTGACACTGTTTCATATTGTTCTGATAGACCATCCGTGACGTATCCAGCGTCATTGGTCAATAAAGAAATATTAGCACCAGATTGTAAAGCTGTATCTGCTTTTCCAAGCGATGTTGTAACGCCAGTATCAAGTTTTGACGAAGATATACTCCCCACTTTGATTGATGCTGTTAAATTCTGGACATTAAGAGTAAAATCAATCTCGGAAGAGTCCGTGACTGTCACTGGTCCATGACTTGAGGCAGAGAATGTTGAATCTACGTAATTTTTTGTGGCAAGATGATTTGAAGTTGTTGGATCTTTTCCAGCCACGACATCTTTAAATGATATATTTCCGCTTACTAATTCATAATACTCACTCCCGATATAAAGAGCATCGTTTTCCAAAACAGAAACATTATCGCCAGCTGAAACAGAATTGGTATTTATATAATTTACCGACTGGGTGATGACTTGATATGCCCTATAAAACCAATCAATTAATATAGGAAAATCCTGCTGCACATTCCCTGTCGTCCTTGGGGGCGTTTCAAGGGTTCTTGGAATAGGCGTGTTATTATTGTTCTGCTCATCCATTATCGTGAAACCCTGTCAATATCAACTTGTAGCTTCCTGATCTCAAACGGAGCATTATCGGTCATTGAAACCTCAAATTGCCAAGTATCGGCAATCCCTTGTGATCCAAATTCAATGTAAAGATTATCTTGACCTGTTTTACCTAAATCTCTTTTTTGCCAATTACTCCAGCCTCGATTATCTGGATTTGTCCTCATCATAACCTCTGGGGCTTTCGTGTATGATCCAACACCTCTTTTTAAGAGAAAGCGAACGCCATTTATCCTTGAAGTGGTACCTATCTCATAATGCGCGGTTCTAAAATAAGATCTCTGAACATTGTTATCGTTATCGTAAGTTTCTGTATCAAGTTCATATATTTTGCCGTTGCCACCAACAAATGTTTTTCCCCAAATACTAAACACTGACCTTCCTGCCCACAAATCGGGCACTCCGTTTTGCGCATCCCATCCGAATATCTCAAAATATCTTCCACTGCGTGTATCAAAAACAAGAGTGACACCTGTTGTGCCATAATTATTAGTCGCATTGGGGGATTGGAATATAATAAACTTTTGACCTTTAATGTACGCAGGGGCAGCCCAAGCACCATTTAGTGCGCCTATATTTCTAAGAGAATATCTGTATTCAATATCTGCTTGAACATCGTTTGAAACAACCTGTGTGGTTTGACCAGAAAGCCTGACAAATTCCCTCTTATCATTTAGACCCCATGCAAAATTGTCGGCAAAGCACAAGGTCCACGGCTCGCTTATGCCATCACCAACTGAAAAACGCCTAAAAAAAGCTACGCCAGTCGAAGATCCAACGAGTCTTTCATATTGCTCCAAACTTTCTTCACCAGAAAGCAAGACCTCATTAAAAGGCGTTATAAGCATAGCATTAATATCATCAGGATTGCCATCAACCGCAAACGTATCAAGTGGATTCCACTGCGATAATTCATTTATCCTTGAGTGCTGAAATCTTCCAGAATCTTTCTCAACGGCAAGCAAATAACCATCAATAAAGCCAATAAAAGATGATGGGGGTGCATCTTTTGATAAAACACCTGTCTTATTCCCATCAAATTTAATAATCTGTGAACCTGCTGCCATCATAACGCCATCACGAGTACGCGCAAAGCTTACTCGATCACCACCAGCCACTGGCGTTCCTTCAATCTTGGTCGCATTGTAATTATTATCAATTCTAAATAATTGACCATCTCTCCCACATGCAATTAGATCATTATTGTATCTATTGAGGAATATTTCACTATTGCTATCAAGAGTGACCACGGTTTTGAGACCAGGAAACCTTGAAACACCGCCACCTTCGGTAACAAAACAATTCTCCAATGCCGCATATGTTTGTGTAAGAACCTGCTCATCAAGATTCTTAAATAATTTGGCATTAAGGGGAATATCTGTCCATTCTGGCATTACGTGCTTACGACCTCCACATCGACTGTCCATTCAATTGTATGACTTGTAGCACCTGTCACTTGTAATTCAATCTCTGGTCCATTGGCAACAAACGCCGCGGCATACCCTGCCGTTGTTTCAAAAACGGCTCTTAAATTGACATTTCCAGTTGAGTCAAGAGACGCATTTTGATGGGATAGAGTGCCGTTTACTGTGGCACTTCCAGGTGAGGCATTGTCATCGGTTATAATCTCATTATCAATAAACTCGCCAGAAATATCTGTTAGTGTAAGCGTTCCTGTCGTTCCAGAGTCGCTATCGGCTTGAATACGCGCTGTCGCGCCAGATGATGCGCCTGTAATGATTGCTCCTGCCGTGAAATTGGCTGTTTGAGTGTCATAAGCAAGTGTTGAACCAGGTCGAAATGCGCCACATCCAATATGATAAATGGCGCGTTGCACAATATTCCTTCCTTTTCCAATAACCTTAGCCACAAAATAAGCCTGTTGCCCTGCCTTTAATGGTATGCTCCATGCTTTTGTTGCCGTTGCGGTGGTTGTAAGACCAAAAGTTGCTCCGTTTTGTGAGGTTGTTGATCTGATAAGCCTTGTGGACTCGCCTATGATTGTTACGCCAGATAGTTCAAGACAATCTTGTAACAAAATAAAGTTTTCAATTGGGGTGGTCGGATTGATTTCAAGGTTTGACAATTTCATGTTCTTTAAAACAATATTTTGAGCAGTTCCAGTAACTTTGAAATCACCACCATTAATTCTACCGCCATCAAAAAGAATATTGATTGTGTCGTTATTCTGTGACGTTGAGGGCGTTAAAACGTCCGTATCGTCAGTGATATTAATGGTTTTAGTGTTTGACTCCCACCAGCACCCTATAAAATCAATGTTTTGTATGCCATTAATGTTGACGGCATAATCGGCACATGACTCAAACCCCACTCCGATAAGGGTAATATTGTGACAAATGGAATCTTCATATGATAAAGATAACCCAATAGTTGTGGCGACATCAATGACACCCCCCGACCATAGTAAGTCCTCAAAAGCAGATCCATTGCCTGTATCACCACTATCCAAATCGCCATAAAGCTTAATGGCTGTAGCCGTATTGTTGATTGAAAAATCAATCCATGTGTGGCTTTTGCCGCCTAGAAAATGTGCGCCAGTCTCAAATCTTTTGATTAAAACAGATTGAAACACTACTCGGTCATTACCTACCGATTTAACACCAACTGATCCAATTGTTAATGTTTTACCATCAAGCGTGAGGTCAATAAATCCTGCGCCATTACCCACAAGGTTGAATGATACAGATCCGTTTTCGCACTCTAGGATCGTTGCATCTATGCCTTGACCACGAATGACGACATTTTCGGGAATATCAAATGAGTTAAGCTTATAAAGCCCTGTTGGTACGTTTACAAATCCACCATCTGATAAAGAAGCGATTGCAAGTTCCATTGTTTGAGTGTTTGTGGCGGCAACCCCACCTGTTCCTTTAACAAAAGAACCGAAATTAGCTACATTGACCTGTCTTGTGGCAAAATCAGCCAATGTCACATCATAAGATGATCCTGTGGCTCTAATGGTGGCACTGCTTGCGTTTTCTCCTGTAAGTGACGATATAGCAGGTCTAACAACACCTGTGTTTTCAATGCCATTTATGGAAGTGTGATAGGATTGCGCTGTGTATAATGGGAAAGCAAACTTTCCGTATCGAACACCGCCTTCGGCTTCCATAGCCAATAAAGTCTGCGGATTTGGGGCAGGAATTGTTAAAGCTTCATCAGTATAAATATTGGCAAGAGTGGATGTTCCAGCAACGTATATTCCTACAACTGCCCCACCATATCCAGGTCTCCAAACATCAAATTCTACTATTCTTTGCGCCATATCTTTTCTCCCTATGCGGTTGTTAATGGTAATAAATCTACCACGTTGTAATAAATTCTTAATGCGATAGGGCTATTGCCTGTCAATATAGCGTCAGGCAAACAAGCTACGAGAGGTGCATTGGGAATTAAAATTGACGATAGGAATGGGTAAGAAACTGTGTACGTATCAGAAGTTTGATCAATGAATCCAAATGTCTCAATTGAGCAAACAGTAATGCCAAACTTATCAGTGTAGTTAATGTCGATATCTTCTGCCGCCCCTATCCCATCATAAGCTACCGAGTTATAATCTAAAAATCCAATTACTCTCTCGAATACAATTGCTTTTCCTGCGCCTTGGGCTGGGATTAAGGTTTTTGGCGTGTTATGAAGATCCAATAATTCTGCGTTTGATATAACCACATCCACATATTGTGATGACTGTCCGCTAATAACGCCTGTGTCGTGATCAGGTACGTTCCCTAGCCCTTGAACTGTTGCAATAACTGGCTCTGCGATATAAACAGGCTGTCTTAATTTACCTCGTGAATCAAGGTATTGTGGGTTTTCCAGTAAGCCAACACCACTTATTGACGAATAAATGGTTGCAAGCGTTGATGTCTTTTCACCAAATCCATCAATAGTATAGAAATACAAAACCCCATTTGCGTATATGGGATTAGCTTGAGAAAAGTCTTGGATTGATGTTCTAGCTATGGTCATATCGATTTTCCCTTGTTGTATTTTGTCTAATTTGGTTATTTGGCATCATATGGATACTTTGATTAACTGTACGCTCCCTTGATACGGAGTTAAACATCTTTCTACATACCCAAACGGCGTGATTTCTTATCATTTGTAAAACTCCATCATTTTGATCATAAACGCCAGCACCCAAACCATTGCCATTACTGTGCGCCCCTACTTTTTGTTACAAAATCCTGCAAACTTAAAAGTCGCAATCTGCTTTCTTCGCATCTTTTTGCAAAGTCAAGTAAATACCAAGACTGCAAGCCATTTCCGTTAGAAAGCTGTGATTTTGAGGTTTGGTCATCGCGTTCTGCGGCGGATCGGCTGTTATCAATCGGGATACAGACTGATTGGTTGGTGCGCATGAGCAAAGCGCGATACTGATTGTCAACATCGCTAAGTTTTTCTTCAAGTTCATAAGTGATCTCCCTTGTTAATTGTTTGGCTTTTTCGCATTTATCATACATGGTAATTGACAATGCGTCCAATTTAGCATCGCAAATCTTAATTTGAGCCGATTCTGTGCGTTTTTTTACTATATCCACTACCTTGATAGTGTAGCCACCAATTAAAAGCACAGAAATCGCTCCTATGGCGATTATTTTATATTTTAGCGGTATAAGTTTTAACAATTTCATGATGTCATGCCTCGTTTGTTGAAATATCTATGTTTGCAATTGCAGATTCGGTGACAAAAAATGGTCGAACACTTTTTGGCTGCGCTATCTTCCATTTACAACGCCTTGCATGGGTCAATCGCTTTTTCTCAAGAGACATGATGTTAACTGTGTTGCTCTGATTTCCACCAAGAACATAATAATAATGCTTGTTTTCACCTACGTAAAAACCAACATGACCGCCACCAGAGCGAGAAAAAACGAGTATATCGCCAATAGAAGGCATATCAGAAGGAACACCAAACTTACTCCACTCACTAGCGCGAACGCAAATATTAACAGGCTTAAAGCCAGCCCTAAAAACGCAAACACCAACAAACAAGCCACACCAAGGTACTTCGTCAGCTTTGTAATCAATTCCGACATATTGCCCTAACTCCTTTGCCCAATTTAAGATGATCGGATTGTGCTTAATTCCAATAATTTCCTTTGTTCCATAAAGCTTCATCGCCTCTGCAATGACGCGAGGTGATTTTGTATTGTTCAAAAAGCTAAAAACACCTTTTATCATTAGTGAACCCTTTATTTCGTGTGTTTATCGATTAAATTATCAACGGCTCTTTGCACTCCTGCTTGCAAATCAACCTGCATAATCGCCATAGCAATTCTTTCGGCAAGCAAAACTGTAAAACACCCAATGACTATAGAAACCATATTTCCAGCTTGAAGTTCATACGCCAGCAATCCAAATAGGCAACCCATAGGGAAACCAACGGCAAAAGACGCTGTAATACTTTTCAGTTCGCGTTTTGTTGGCATTAATATTACTTTAATCAAGTTGAACATGAATATAAATAAGCCAAGCATGTATAAAAATGCTTTTGTTACTGGATCATCAATCATCAATTTAATCCCTTTCTGTCCACTCTTTCACTTGGTCGTATGATAAATAATGCCATACAAAAGTGATAATTCCGATGCAAATATGAGTTATTAGGAAATATGGATCAAACTCCACACCAGAGTATGAATCTATTGTTGATACATACAAAGGGGTCACTATTATAAATAAAGCGTTTCCAGCAACCCCTGTAACCACTGTCCAGAACTTTTGTTCAATCTTTGAGTCAAACAAAGCCTTGGGGCATGAGTTTACAAACAATCTCTCCCCTTTTTTGATTGTTTTAAAGCCCCAATAAAGAGACAATAAGTGAAAAGCCATAGACAGATAAAAAAAAGTAACCATTTCTATTCCCCTTACATTCTTGACAAAGCCATCAAGGCGTAAGTCATTAGCCCTGATTTCTTTTCGGCTGGCTCAAGTTGTTCCTGCTCATTCATAAGATGTTCGCGTCTATATATGTATGACCGCGCCAAACCAACCAATACAATCATGGCAAAAGGCAATATTGTGAGATTAGACACGGCTATAAGCACCGCACAAAGCGACCCTGCAATGAAATGATGCACCATCCACATAGTCATTTTTAATATGACGAGTTTATCATTTGGAAGATTACCCCATTCAAAACCGCAAATCTTTTCGGCAATTGAGTAAATATAAAGATGGTTCTGCTCTTTTTCTTTTTGAACATCATTCATGAAGGTTGCGCCCCATAGAAACCATCGTCTCAACATACCAGCGGCAACCCATGACAAAGCAAATGTACCGAGTACCACGCCCAATGCGCTTAACCCCATAGACAAAATCCCCCAATTTAAGACAAGTCCGAATAAAACAGGAATAGATATTGCCGCTCCAAGCGTCACCTGACCCAAGGCTTTTCTACCATCACCACACCATCGATCACCTTTAAAACCAAGATAACCGCATAGTGCTACTACCAATAAGGACAGAATAAAATTAATCATGCCGTTTCTCCAGATTGCAAGCTGTGTAATTCCTGCCTCAACACCTCTGCCTGAACCTCTAAATAAAGATGTTCTTTAACCTCTTTTTCTGCCATGGCAACCAGACCTTCTTTTCTTTTTTCAAGTAATGGCGTGTTTAAGTATGTCATGTTTTTCCTATGCTATTTCGTATTGGCCAGTTACTGCAATCTTGCGACCATTCGCGATAATTGTTGTATTGTTATATTTTACAATGTAAACAGTTGAAACACTAGGCGCAATATGACCAGTACACGCCTCTGCTGTTGCGAACACCTCTCGAGCAGAGCATATGTAATCATGATTTGCAGATGTAAACGGTAACGTAGCAACTATTCCGCTTGTCGCTGTTCCTGCTGTTGTAATGTCTATAAGCATAGTAAATGATACGGTTTTACCCATTTGCTTATACCTACCTGTAGCGGATACTGAAGTGAATGTACCAATAGCCGCGGTTATAACAGGTGTGTAAGTTGTCCAATCTTCGCTGTCACCCACTACTACACCGTTAGCATACAAACTCGTAGCATTGATTGTGCCAACGCCTTGACCAGCAAGTGCACCAAGTGCTACGCCGTTTTGAATAGCCATTTCAGTGTTTAACGAGCCACTTAATGCTGTTTGAAAGCGTATCTTACCAAGTTCAGAGCCATCAGTAACAATATCCGCGAACGTGTCAATTCTTGCGTAGTTAAATTGTTCGTCTACACTATTGCGTCCAAACATGCCCCATTGGAATATCACGCCCAGTGATGGTGATGCCGTTGTGTCGTCAGTGTTAAATGTTGGCGCATCGCTTGCAATTGTGATAGTATCGCTAAAGCTATTTGTGCCACTATGCACGTTATTGCCCGTAAGCGTCTTGTTACCAGTAATTGTTTGTGTTGAGGAAATATCGACTGCTCCGAGAGTTGCGATTGCTGCGGAAGCACTGGCATCATCAAGAAGAGTTCTTGCAAAAGCGGTTAAATCAGTTGTGGCGGCTGTATTTGTGCCATCAAAATAAGGTAATTTATTCGCCGTTGCGGTCAATCCTGCCAATGCAAGTAAAATAGCACTAAAGGCTTGGACATTTGTTCCAATAACCAATCCAAGATCAGATACAACTTGTGCTGGCGTTCTGTTTATCCAGTCTGTGCCATTGTATTTCATAAAGTCGTTGTTTGCGAGGGATGTAAACAAAACATCGGACAAATTGGAAACGGAAGGAGTTGTTGCGCTTGATAAATCAGCCCACAATGCCGCCCCTGTTTGCGGATCTAAGCAAACAAAATATGTATTGGTGACAGTGTTTATCCAAATTGAACCTTCGGAATAATCGTCCGTTTGATCATCATTGACTGTTGGATCTGTTGTCGTGATCGTTCTTTTTGGGATATTATTTGCCGCATCTGTCACATCACCTGATATTGAAGCCACTACAACAATAGAGGACACAATCGCCGCCAAAGCTTGAATTGCCCCTGTGGCGACTGTTCCATCCTCAATATCCGCAAGTGTTTCTATATCCGTTGATATGGGAGCAAGAATATTAATATCATCAGAATCAGAGGCAACTATATTGATATTTGTGGCGTTTCCAGAAGCGGCTGTGACATCTGCCGCAATACCTGCCACTACTGGCACATCTGCCATTATAGAAGCCACTGATCCAATTGTATTTGCGCCTGTTAAATCATCACTGACCGCTATAAAATCAGGGTTTGTTAGTACCGCCTCAACATCATCTCTTGCATCGCTAATTTCTGACGCATTGGCAAATATATCACCAATGGCTTGGCTACTATATGCAGAAGAGGTAATGGGCAATTGGTATTCGGTTGGGTTTTGCTTTATCTTGCGCAGTAATCGCTCTGTGCGTTCGCTAATGCCTGTGATTGAAGCCACAATA